CACGACCTCGGGCCTCTTGATGAAGCCGCCCATCGCCTTCGGCGGTGGTCCCTGCGCGTCGATGTAGACCTTGACGTACTTGTCCTGGATGGACTGGATCTGCTGGTTCACGTAGGCCACGGAGCCGGCGACGGTGCTGGTATCGACCGAGATCTTCGGCTTGGTCTGCTGCTGTGCCAGGCCCTTCAGGATGCCCTTGGCGCCCTTGACTCCGGCCTCGAGCATGCCCTTCTCGGCCTTCAGCTTGGCGGTCGTCGGGTGGTCGCCGATGACCTTCAGCCGTGCCTGCATGCCCTTGACGGCGTCCTGGACGGTGCTGATCTTCGCGGTGATGGTCAGCTTGCGCGTCTTGGTCACGGCGTCGAGGTACTTGCCCATCCCCTGCACCGCGACCTTGGCGCCCCCGACCTCGACCTTGGGGAACTTCATCTTGCCGGCCCACTGGGGCACGGGAATCCGCAGGCCGCCGGTGCCGCCGCCGACCCAGTCCTTCATGCCGGGGATCTGCAGCGTGTTCGCCTGGTTCGCGAACGCCTGGCGCTGGCTCTTGGTCTGGATGCGCGTCAGCTTGGCCTCGACCTTGGCGAGCTCCTCGTTCGTGCGCGTGAGCCCCTCGAGGTCGCCGAACAGGGTGAAGCGCGCCTGGTCCTGCTTCAGCTTCGAGATCTTGTCGGTGAGGAAGCCGACGCTGTTGCCGACGTTCTTCAGGGCCTTGTCGGTGTAGGCGACGCCGGGCCCGAACATGGTCCGCATGACCGCTTCGGCTTCCTTTTTGCCGATGTTCAGGTTGTCCATGAGCGACGTGCGCCACTCGCGGAACTGGGCCGCGCTCTTCTCCACATTGAGATCCCCGAGGATGTTCTTGTTGGCCTGCACCTTGGAGAGATCGTCACGCAGGTAGCGGTTCATCAGGATGGCCTTGCCGCCCGTCTTGGCGAACTGGTCGAGGCGCTTGCCGGCCGTGTAGAAGAAGTCGAGGAACGCGGTCTGGGCGTCGTTCCCGCTGACGTCGGAGAGCCAGTTGCCGGGAGCCGTGAACATGGCCTTCGTCTCGGACCAGAAGTTGTGCCAGCCCCATCCGTCGCCGTTGGCGGCGTCAGCCTTGGTGTTCTCGGCGGCCTTCTTCATACCGGCGCGCACGGCGAGCGTCACCGCGGTGGCGATGCCGGCGGCGATGGCGACCACCGGGACCGCGGCGGCCAGGCCGGCCGCCATTGCACCAAAGCTCGCGGCGCCGCCCATCAGCCCCGTTGAGCTCAGAGCACCTGCGGTGATGTCGAAGCCGGCCATGCGCGCGGCGAAGGCGCCCATCTGCGGGCCGATGCCGGAGAGCGCGGGCCCGATGAGGCCGATGCCACGCAGCAAGGAGCCGAACATCATCGCCAGTGGACCCAGGACCGCGCTGACGGCCAAGAAGCCCAGGATGGCCTGCTTGGTGCCGTCAGGGAGCTTGTTGAAGGCGGACACCACGCTGGCGATCTTCTCGGCAATCTTGGCGAACGTGGGCAGCAGCATCGAGCCGATCTTGATGAACTCACCCTGCAGCGTGGCCCAGGCGCGGCGCAGCTTCTGGATGGTCGTCTGCTCGGTGTTCTTCATCGCCTTGTCGAGCATGCCCTGGGAGTTGGTGACCTCCTGGGTGATCTCGACGTTGCGCTTGTAGTTCTCGCCCAGCAGTGAGAAGACGCCGTTCAGCGCCCTCACGTTGGGGATGATCTTCCGCATCTGGAGCATGTTGCCGTCCGTCTTCTCGTACAGCATCTCCAGGGTGGCGATGAGCCCGTTCTTGCCGATGGACGCGGTGACGTCCTTGTACGACAGGCCGAGCTTCTTGAGCTCATCGATCGACATCTTCGCCGGTGCCGCCAGCGACACCATCGTGCCGCGGAGGGCCGTGACGGCTTCCGCGCTCGAGAGGCCGCCGAGGGTCAGGCCGGCGATCATGCCGCCGACTTGCTCGAAGGGAACCTTCAGCTGGGCGGCGACCGGCATGATGCGGCCCAGCGAGTTGGCGAGAGCGATCGGCTCCGCCTTGCCGACTTCGATGGTCTTCATGAGGATGTCGGTGGCGCGCGCGGCGGTGATGTTCTCGTGGCCGTAGGCGTTCAAGACGGACGTCAGAACGTCGGCCGTGGTCTGGACGTCTCCGAGGCCGGCGGCCGATGCCTTGGCCGACACCCTGAGCACGTCCATCGCCGCGGCGCCCTTGAATCCCGAGCTCGCCACGAAGTACAGAGAACTCGCCAAGGCGAGGGGCGTCTGGCCCGTGGCGGCGCCGAGCTTGATGATCTCCTCGCCCCAGGCGGCGGTCTGGCGCGCGTTGGTGCCGGTGAGGTTCTGGATCTTCATCAGCGAGTCTTGGAACTTGAACGCGGCCACGCCGGCGACGGCGAAGCCGGCGACCACCGGGAGGGTGACGAACTGAGTGGCGGTACGGCCGAGGTTCTGCAGGCCCATGCCGACGCGGTTGAACTTCTGGGCCATCGTCTGTGAGGAGGCACTGACCTTCTTGCCAGCGGCCTCCACCTGTGCGGCGGAAGACTGGAGGCCGCTGGTCAGGCCTTTGGTGTCCGAGGTGATGCGGACAATGAGCTCGCCGTAGAAGTTAGCCATCAGTCAATCTCACCCTTCGCTCGCTTGATCTGCACGAGCAGCACCCTCTCCATCGCTGGTGACTTGGTCAGCTTCTCCTGCGGCGTTCCAGACTCGACTTCCTGCCACGCCTCCGCGAAGCGGCGGAGTGACATGATCCGGCGGCACCGCCAGGGATCCTGCTTGTCCGCCTCGGTGGGCGAGCAGCTGAACTCCTGGCAGATGCCGCTGGTGAACCATTCGTCCGGCTCCTCGGCTCCCTTTACGCCTCGGAGGTATCGGTCGAACTCGGCCCACTCGGCAAAGGGCGTTCTTGCTCTCCCAGGCCGAGGGCTGCCGTGAGCGTGAACATGTACTTGTAGGGCAGCGCCTGGATGTTCTCAGGCGTCACAGGGGCTGTGTCGCTCCAAGCGACGATGCAGGCCTCGAGCGCGAGACTTGAGAGCTCGAACCCCTGTGCCTCGTCTGCTTCCTCACCGCCGACCGCCTGGACTGTGGCGGACGCACGGCGCATCTCACGCAGCGCACCGATCGAGAGTGACCGCAACTCGACCCACTCTTTGGGGTCGCCTTCGTTTTCGGGCTCGAGCTCGATGCGCTTTGTCTGGTTCAGCAGTGACATGTGGGTTTACGCCTCCGTGATCGTTCCGGTGTACCTGAGCGACGCGCTGAAGCCGTGGTACTCGCCCACGGACATCGTGCGGGTGTACTTCTCGATCCAGACCTCGCCGGTGATGGTCTTGCCGCTGGCGAAGGTGAGGACGGTCGAGCGCGTGGCCGCGTGCGTGATGCGGCCGATGTTGAGGATGGCGTCGGGGCCGTTGGTGGCCGTGTCGTCGTAGAAGCCCTCGATGACGAGCGGCTCCCGCTTCTTGATGACGCCGATGATGTACTGCTCGTCCACGACGCCGAACGGCGTGGCCTCGACGGCCTCCCGGTTGACGACCGAGTCGCCGATCTTGGTCAGGTAGGTCGAGCCGAAGCTGGTCGAGAGCGAGCCACCATCGCTGATGTCGATCTCGAACGAGACCTCGTTACTGCCGTGCTTGCCTGCAGCCATGTGCTACTCCTTTGCTTACGGTGCGACGTAGACGCCGAGGGCGAAGGTCACGGTCGGCGCGGTGCCGCCCGTGTACGCCCAGGACGCCGAGACGTAGCGGTTGAGGGCTCCTGAGAACGGCACCCAGAGGCCACTGGTGGCCGGGATGGCCGTGAACAGGATGACGCCGGTGTCGATCTTCGCGGCGTAACCACTGCCCGAGGTGGCGCTGTGGCGCAGCCCGATGGTGATGTTGGTCGGGGCAGCGGTGCCGCCGGCCGCGGTGATGTGGACGAAGATGCCGCCGCCGTTGCCGGGGCCGGCCACTCCGAGGTCCACGTAGGCGCCGTCCGAGTTGCCGGCGGTGCTCTCCGTGGCGAGCTCGTGGACGATGGTGCCCACGCGCTTGCCGTAGTAGATGCCGTACTTGCCCTGGGCCTTCTGCACGTCGCCCACGGCGATCTGCTTGGTGTAGCCGACGCGCTGGACGGACGGGTAGCCATCGAACATGCGCCCCTTGACGTTGCCGTGCGGGGCGATCGACATCGGCAGGGCGGTGACGGGCAGGCCCACGAGCGAGTCGTGGATGCTGCCGACCGAGTCATCGAACCAGCCGTCCTGCGTGACCTCCGTCTTCTTGGCACCGCTCGACCAGTAGGACTCGTCGGCCTCACCCAGCGCCGGCGTCTCGTTGAGATTCAGCGAGACGGTGTCCTCGATCTTGCTCGTGGCTCCCAGGACGCTGTAGCCGCCCAGGAGCATGAAGCCGACGTCCTTGGATGCGTACTTGCTCATCCACTACCTCCTGAACTCGTAGCCGCAGTCGTCACAGCGCCAGTGCTCGACGGTGCCGAACGTGGGCAGCGGAGTGCGGTTCTCGTGCTTACAGATGCCGGACGTGTCCGCCGGCTCGGGCTCGGGCGCCGGCGCGGACTCGGCCGGCGCGTCTTTGCGGGTCAGGGCCAACAGGGCGCTCTCGATGGCGGCCTTGGCCGATAGCAGAGCGGCGATGAGTTGCGTGTCATTCGCCGTCATGCGAGAACCTCACGTCCACGTCGCGGCGGTTGATGCCGCTGGTTGCCTCACGGTTGCCGCGCTCGTCCTCGATGACGATCGGATAGCCACAGCCATTGACGGCGGCGCGGATCTCTTTCGCGATGGCCTTGGCGGCGCCGTAGCCCCTCGCGTAGATGCTGTACTGGATGCGCGGCTTGCTGACCGCCGCGGCATTGCCGAAGGTGGCCTCACGCGGCGTCGCGAACTCGTACCAGACGATGTAGGGCAGCGCCGGATCGGGCGGCGCGCCGTTGGGGTACAGGCGGTCGCCGATGAGCGCGGTGAGCCCCGCGCGCGCCATGAGGATGTTATCGAGGGCGGTCTGGAAGTCAGCCATCACATGCCCCCGAAGATCGCACGCAACTCCTTGAAGAAGTAGCCCAAGATGGGCACCAGAGCCCGGTACGTGCCGTTGTAGACGTAGCGGTAGGCGATGTTGCCAGGGTGCTGCACGCTGGGACCGATGAAGAGCTCGCCACCAGGAACGCCGGCGTTGCCGGCCGCCGAACCCTGAGACGAGTGAGCGTTGCCGTAGCCGCCGCTCTTGGCGCCCTCCCACATGAAGGCGAGCAGCGGGTTGCCGGTGATCTCGTGCGCGGCGGCTCCGAGCTCGAGGGGCTCCGCGTACTCGAGCCCCTTGCCGAAGCCGATGCTGATGCCGTTGGCGGTCTGGTAGAAGACCCGGCCGCTGTAGAACAGGGCGCCGGTATCCTCGAGGCCCTGTTCGATGATGCTCTCCTGGATGGAGAGCTCGACCAACTCGCCGACGTCGCGCAGCCAGGTGGGCTTCTCTGCGACGACCTTGGCGGCTGCTGCGTTGAACTTAGCCGCCAGCGCCTCGTCGCCGATGAGTGTGGCGCGCACCATCAGATGTCTCCCGGCTCGATCGACTCGCAGAGGAGCTCGGTGAACGTCCCGGTGACGTCGGCAGCGATGGAGACGATGGCCCAGTCCTTCTCGCCGATGCGACAGCGGTCAGCCTTGTCGATAGTGCTGTCGTAGGGGCCGGTGAGCAGGATGCGCTTGTAGTCCGCCTCGTAGGTGGTCTGGTTGGTGCGGAACTCCTGCTTCTTGAGGCGGACGGAGACGTCGCCGCCGGCGATGAGTGCCGGGAGGTCAACGTGGTCGAGCAGCGGGGCCCAGGTGGGAACCTGCTCACCGTAGTCATCGCGCGCCCTGGTCGAGCGCATGATGGTCACGGTGGAGTTGAAGAAACCTGAGAGGCTCGAGCTCATGGCGGAGCCGCCGGCCTGGGCGGAGCGGATCATCAGTAGCCCTCGGACTCGATGACCTTGCGGAACTTCTCTTCACGCGCCTCGGGGCCGTCCACCAGTTCGATGGAGAGGAACCCAGGGCCACCGTCGCCGAGCGTCGCGTACTCAGTCCGCAGGGTCTTGGCCTG